CGCAAGCTGGGCCAAGCCCGCGAGGGCGGCGACGATCTACAGTTAGGCAAATACCGCTTTGAGATTAAGCGCCGGGAAACCCTGGCTATCATGGCTTGGGTCAGGCAGATCGAGGCTTGTGTCGAGGACTGGGAGGTGCCGGTGGTCGCCTTTCGCCAGAGCCAGCAGGAATGGCGCTGCGTCATAAAGCTGACTGACTTGCTGGCGCTGCTCAAAGGCTGAAGCCTTTTGTCAACACATAAAGAAGATAAAGAACATAAAGAACCGATCTTTATGTTCTTTATTCAGCTATTTCGGCTATTTCGGCTTCAAAACAGCCCGAATCGCAGCCTTATCCGCGTTGCACAAATCCAGCGCCTCGCGTAGCTGGTCAGCTATCAGGATCAGAGTGCGCTGGGTCCATTCGCCCCCCGGCTTGGACGGCCCAAGGCAGGGCATTAGGAGGGCGCTAGGGACGCTTGGCGCTGGGAGCGGCACCAGGCGCTCGATCACCCGAGGCTGCGTCTGGCAGCCCGTCAATCCAAGCCCTGCCAGCGTCAGAAAGAGGAGGCTCGCCCACTGCCGGGGAGGCCACAATAGCCAGTTGCCGCTTCCTGGCAGTTGACCTGATGCCAGCCTGGGCAAGAGCCGATTGTTCCAATATTCCCTTAATTCGCTCATTTTCAGCCTCTGCCTGTTTAGCCAGCGCGGCGTTGGCGTTGGCAGTTGTGGTCGCCGCGTCTAGCTGTACGCGCAGCGCCCCGATTAGCTGAAGCCGGGAGCTAACCCAGCCGGCGGCTAGGGCTATGCCGGCAGCAAGGCCCAGGATCGCGACCAGGCGCCAGGGGATAAAGCTGCTGATGAGGCCAATCACGACCTACCTTCGCGGCGGTCACTGATCCTGGCCCAAGCGCCCCAAGCCAGGTAGCCCAAGGCGGCAATGGCGAACAGCCACCAGAAGTCTTTGAGGTACGGCAGGAACTGGATCATTGAGCCAACCGTGTCTTTGTCGATCACCCCGGCGCTGGCAACCGTTGCCGCCGTCATCACCCCAGCGCCGATCTGGCTTTGCAGGGTGCGGGACTGAGCCAGGGGCTTCTCGCCCTCTGCCGTGGAAGGCGGGTAATACTCGTCAGCCCTGACTTCGCTCTCAAGGTATAACGCGCTCTCCTTGGCCCTGCGCGACTGAAGCCCGCGAGAGACTTTGCCGCCAGCCTTGTTCCAGAGCATAAACGCCTGTGCCGCTTCCGCGTACCGCTTCAGATTGTGTAAACGCGCTACGCTTGACTTGGCGAAGGCCGCAGGACCGATGTTGTACGCCAGCGAGACACAGGCATCGAACTGACATTGCGTTGTCTCTGGGCAAGTCTTTTCTACCGCTGCCTCAAATCGGGAGACATCAAGACGCAGGAGCGTGTCTGCCTCAGACTGCGTTATGACTTGGTTGGCAAATACATTTGGTCCCGTATGCCCATAGCCTATGGTCGTAACGCCGCCAGAGCAGACGTAGCTTGTGAGTGAACAGCCCTCGCAGCTTTTGATTAATCCGATTGCTGCCGGAGAGACTTTCATCAGCTTTTCAGCACCAGGCCGAGCAGCAATATAATAATAAACCCTGCCGTCGCAATGACGATATGCTCCAGCCGCTTTAGCCTAGCGTTAATCATCTCATAACGCACAACGCAGATGTCGATGTGCGCGTCTATTTTGGTTTCAGCGGTCATACTGGGAATTCCAATTCAATCCAGCTAAGAGTTGGCTCGTCCCAACGGTACATCTTGCCGTCGTCAGGCTTCGGCACAGGGGCTTGCCAGTCTGCATTGGCATCCAGCGCCCACGACGGGTATGGCTGGGGCGTGATGAACGCATCCCGACCAGCGTCATAAGTGTAGCCAATCCCGGCGTAACGCTTGCGAATATTGCCGTTGTAGCTGGTCTGCTTCCATGTGCCACCGAGAAGGCGTTCACAGAAAGCCGCGCCAATGTACTCTTTTTCCACGCCGCTCGCGTCGGCGGTGTCGGGGTTGCCGACAACAATGACCCGCAGGACCACGTTGTTGGCATCTAATTCAGCGAAATGGGCCATGTGCCTGATCCTACAAATGCAAGCCGGTGAGGCTGTCGTCGTCACCGACGTAGCCAACCGGGAAGGTGTTGAACGACATACTAACGCGCAGGTCTTCGCCCTGAACAGATTGCACCATGTGTGTAAACGAGGACGGGAACAGGATCAGTTCACCCGCTCCAACCGGCAACCACCAGCTTTCTGAGTTGTACAGATTGAACTGATCTACCGGCAGTTTGATCTGCTGGTAGCCCTCTTTGTAAAAGTAAATCCGGTCAGTCTCTTTGTTGGCTTTAATGTAGAACACGCCGCTGATGAACGAGTTCGGGTGGGCGTGTTTATGGTGCCACTGCCCCGGCTTGGTGTAGTTCACCCAGGACTGCGTAATGCGGAGGCTGACTTCGTTCTTCGGGCTGTAGATTTCCTTGAAGTACGCAGAAACAGAAGCGTCCATAAACTCACGCAACGAGGCCAGCTTTGGGTCATCTAGCAGATGCCGCTCTTTGCTGGTCGTATTGCCATCGTTGGGCTTCTGCTCAAGGTTAAGCAGGAAGCGATTCTCTTTGACGTTGAGTACGCGTCCAAGACTGAAGAAGGCAACTGGCGTTGGGAACAGGTTGTGCGTAATCAAAACGTGATGGTCCCTGACCCGGTCCATTTATATACTCTGTACCCACCCGCGACGGTAATCGTGGGCGAACCTGTCGTGGATGCGGCTGCGTCATAGGTGTCAGCGTAACGAATAATAACGATGCCAGAGCCGCCAGCGCCGCCGCTGTACGTGGTTCCATCATATCCACCACCCCCTCCGCCGCCGCCTAAATTTACTGTGCCAGCAGTTCCAGTAGAAGTGCTGCTACCACCCCCGCCGCCACCTGTTCCTCCCGCGCCGTCATTGCAATCAGGAGGTGCATATCCAGCGCCACCACCGCCACCTGCATAAGTCACAGATGAACCCGAAATAGATGATGCTGTTCCATTTCCGCCAGAGCCAGCATCCGTTCCAGTACCAGTGCCACCGACAGCACCTGCACCACCACCGCCACCAGCACCGTACCAAACCGCGCCTGATCCATTTCCTCCGCTGTTGCCTTGTGATGGGGACGTAGATGGAGTGTTGCCGGTGCCAGCAGCATTTGGTCCACCAGTTCCACCACCGCCGCCGCCGCCAGAACCGCCATTTAATCCAGCCAGTGACGGTCCCTCCTCATTACCGCCGCCGCCGCCGCCACCAGCAGATGTGATTGTGCTAAATATAGAGCTAGAACCTGATACCCCACGATTTGCACCCCCGCCGCCACCCGCGCCAATGGTGACTGTGTACGAAGTGCCCGCCGTGACAGATAGCCCAGTGCCAGTACGAAATCCACCCGCGCCACCACCCGCTCCTAGAACTCCACCACCACCACCACCACCCGCGACAACGAGGTATTCAACGCTTGGCGTTGTGGTGATAAAGCTCCGCATGTTTTGGTATGCAGCTTGAAGTGCGCCACTCATCAGGTAAGGCCCGATCCAGAGATAAGCCAAGTTGTCGAGGTCATCTTGATCGCCGTGGCAGAGCCATATTGTGCCAAGCTCCGTGATCCCGTCGTTCCCGCCGAGGACAGGTACATCGTGTCTGTTGTGATCGCTATCGTCACGACCTGCGAGGTCATGTTGATAAACGTAAGAGCCGTTCCGATTGGGTAAGCCACAGAACTGTTCGCGGGGATCGTGTAAGTCCTTGCGTTGGCATCTGTTGACGGATGGAAGATGTGCTTGCCAGCATCAGCCAGAACCAGCGTGTATGCCGCGCTCTGGCTGTTTTGCGGAATGTTCTTAAAGCCAACCTGATCCGTTCCGTCAGCAGTGCAGGACGACAAGTTACCAGATGCCGGTGTTCCAAGAGCAGGAGTGGTAAGCGTAGGCGAAGTCAGCGTCTTATTGGTCAGCGTTTCGGTGCCAGCAAGCGTTGCCAGCGTTCCCGTTGTCGGAAGCGTTACACCCGTTGCAGCGGTGACGGTAAGCGTTGTCGCGTAAGCGCCTGAGATCGTCAGCGTAGATGCTGCGTTATTGGCAACTCCTGTGCCTCCGTTGCCTGGTGCGAGCGTACCGGCAAGCGTGATCGTGCCGCTCGTTGTGATAGGCCCGCCACTTGTCGTGAGGCCAGTCGTGCCACCAGACACGGCAACGCTGGTGACGGTGCCTGAGCCCACGCTTTCTGTGGCCCAGCTTGGCACACCCGCAGCAACCTTCAGCACCTGGCCCGTTGTACCAACCGCCAGCTTCGCAAGCGTGTTTGAGCCGCTGGCATAGAGCAGATCGCCCGTCGTGTAGGTGGTCTGCGCGGTGCCGCCGTTGGCTTCTGGAAGCGCAGTGCCAGAGTATGTTAGCGCCAGGGTGCCGGTGGTCGTGACGGGGCTGCCGCCAACAGTAAGAAACGCGGGAGCCGACAACCCGACACTCGTAACGGTGCCTGTCGTCGTGTCTGTTTCCCAAGCCGGGACGCCAGCCGCGACCTTCAGCACTTGGCCCGTCGTACCAACCGCCAGCTTCGAGAGAGTGTTTGTGGCACTTGCATAAACTATGTCGCCGGCAGCGTAAGTTGTCTGCCCCGTACCGCCCTGGTCATACGCCAGAGTGCCGGTGCTTACCAAGCCTTTGGACGCATCCGTGAAAACAGGCTTGCTGGCAGTCAGGCTGGATAAAACTGGCTGCGCCGTAAGAGTAGCCACGCCAGTGATCGTCGTCGCGGGCGTGATTGTGACCGCGCCCGTAGAGACAGAGCCAATGCCAATAGTGCCAGAACCTTTGGCGTTGACAGTCAAACTAGCGTTTGAACCCGAATCCGTAACAGCAACAGCAACCGTGCCAGCCGTTGCTGCGCCCGTAACCTTCAGACCAGCGACCTGTGATGCAGTAGACGAATCAACCGTAAAGGCCGGGTTGGTAGCGCCAGTAAGGCCAACAGCTAACGATGTCGCAGACGCAGACGTAAACGTGCCAGCGCCACTAGCCGCAAACGTACCCGCAACCGTCGTGTTGCCAGACGCCGCCGCGACGGTGAACTTGTTGGTCGCAACGCTGAAATTGCCGATGACGTTAAGTGCGCCCTCGAAGCTGACACCGCCCTGCACTGTAAGGTCGATGCCTGTCGGGATAAGCAAGCCGTTATCTGTGAACTGCAACACCCTGATGCCAAGAACGGAGGCCCAATACTCACCTGGCCCCGCCCAATAAAAGCCGCTACTTGTTTCAGAAACCCAGCCAATGCCGGGTACAGCCTGAGTACCGTCCACAAAGCGCAGCGGCGCGTTCATGCCACCATCGCCCTCACGACTTAGGCTGTTCGTAATCTCATTGCCCAAGTCCTCCATCGTGTCATTACCCCAAGCAGCGGTAATGGTCGTGTTGGTTACGACGGGGTTGCCGGCGGGTAGCGTGTACGTTCCTGCTCCGTTACGAGGCATGGTGAGTTCCTATTCGCTAAAAGAAGCGCCGATGTCGCCCGCATATGGCGAGAAGCGCCGTAGTGCGTCTTGCATAGCCTTTTGTTTACCGTAGCCGCCCAATAGGGCTTTTTGTACTGGCCTTGAATATAACCCAGCAGCCGCCGCTCCTCCACCAATTACCCCGCCCATAGTTCCGATTGGGTTTGTTGCTAATCCAGCTAAAGCAGAAATAAGTGCCAATCTATCAGCAGTTCCACTATTCGGAATTTTGTTTTTTAGTATTTGCCCAGGATCACTTAAATCTTGCATAAGCGCTCCTCCACGGGCGAAGTCATCTTGTGTTCTAGCAGAGGCTTTTACTGCGCGTTGCAGCATAGCTGGCGTAAAATTACCATCTTCAGCCCCAATATAAGAACCAGCGCGTAAAACACGTTTATAATTTGCATAAGCGGTGTCGGTAGATTTTAAGTTTTCCGCAAGTTCTGGTGTAATTTGTCTATTTCTAAAGTTAGTTAATTCTTTGTCAATTTGAGTAAGTATTCTTCTTTGACCAGCAGCTTCTGCACTCCCATCTCTTGATAAATCTCTAAGACGCTCACCTATCTTAGAATCAAATTCCTTTAACGCTTTTCCAGAGAGATACGCGCCGCCTTGTTCTGTTTTGTTTCTAAATTGATCAAAAAAATGTTTACCAACAAAGTTTTCTATAAATTTGCGTTGTTCTGTAGTTGATACAAAGTCTGGGTTATAAATTGTATCAACAATACTTTCTTCAAACTTTTTATCTGGATGAAATT